CTAAAGACCGCTCACGTCGATTAGATTGCATCGAAGAGCCGCACTTAGGCCGTTTGATGGAAAAAATCAAGCAAAAAGCACCTGAACTCAATACACAACTTCAGTACTCAACCCTTAAACAACCTCAACCAGAAACAGGAGACTCACGGCGTTTCATCAAGCCCGTGGGGTCAATTGCCTCGCCTGCCATATCTTCCCAGGTTTGCGCCAACTTTGTATTTGTCCACACTTGCAAACGTGGCGGGTCTTTATGTACCTGGCTGAATTCTGTTGCAATATCTCCCCAGCTTGTCCAGCCGTGTGGACTGTACAACGAGGACAAATGAAACGACACTGTTTTGCCTTCATCCGTACTTGCGGCCGTTGCTTGCCATTTTCCTTGCGATAAGAGTTCGGCTTTTTGATAATCTTGCCAATGTGCTTTGCATTTCTCACACGCATAATACGCTTTATATGGTTCGCCTTTCGGCCATTTTACTTGTGCCCATTTCAGGGTTTGAAATTTTCCACACTCAGGACACGGCAAAAAGAAGTAGCGTTGATCGCCACCTAGAAACGCCGTCTCAATGCGACTGATGTATTTAATTGTCGGCGTTGAGATCATCAAAATTTTACGATTAGAAAACGTCGCCGTGCGTTGTATGGCTAAATTGACCGGATCACCTTCATTGTCCGCATCATCCGGGTATCCATCAACTTCGTCTAAAAATAAATAACGAATCGGCATTGAGCGTAGCCCAACAGCCGAATTAGCCCCCGTTAAAATTAACACGCCACCGGGGAATTCCTTTAGCAAGACGGTATTGCCACTGTCACGCGAGCGAGGGTCTTTCACGCGCTCGCGTAATGCGGGGCAATGTTCAATAGCCGGATCTAAACGCATCTTGGATGTGCGTTTGGACGTCTCAACCGTGGGGTTCACCATTAACATTGGCCCCGGCGCATGATGAATAACAAACCCCATCCAGTTATTGCCACACTCGGTGCCACCAATTTGTGCGCCCTTCATAAATACCACACGCTCGCACGGATGTGAGGGGGATAAGCAATCCATGATGTCGCGTAGATATGGTGTTCTACTAGTTTGCCAGGCTCCAGGTTCGCTCGATGAAATGCTGGTTAAGACGCGGTGTTTGTCTGCCCACTCACTTATCGTTAAGCTTGGCAGGGGTTTGAGTGCATCAAAAAACATTGCTTTACTTTGTTATTTTTTATAGCCTCATTCATGCCTTAACTTCCTGTGCTTGTTCGTTTAATAATGCGTCAAATCGTTTTCCTGTTTTCTCATCAATAGCCTGCATGCCTGTGTGCGCTTGCCAACGCTTGATGATGACATCAACATATCCGGGTTCAAGTTCCATCACCCGCGCACGTCGATGCGTGTTTTCACAGGCGATTAATGTCGAACCTGACCCGGCAAAACAATCTAACACGATGTCATCGGTTTGACTGGAATTTACTATTGCACGCTCACATAAGGGCACCGGTTTCATTGTCGGATGTAACGTATTCTTTGCCTCTCTTGCAATTTGCCAGATATCACTTTGATCGCGCTTTCCACACCAAAAGTGTTCATGCTGGGTTGGCCAACCATACAAGATCATTTCATATTGATGCTGATAGTCTGACGATCCCATTGTGAAGTGATTCTTAGCCCACACAATGAAATTAGCGCAACACCCACCGGCCTGTGTAAAGGCACTACGCAGTGTATGCAATTCGCTCGCGCCCATGCAGATGTAACAGGCTCCTTGGGTAAAGGTCAGAATGTGTTTGCAACATAATCCCAGAAAACCGGTAAAATCCCCGTGTAAATTATCATTTGAAATTAACTGCCCACGTGAGCGCCCTCGTTTAGGCGCGCTCTTTTTAGCCGTTGGCAATGCGCGGTAATTGACGTTGTATGGCGGATCGGTAAATGTCATGTTTGCTATTTTCTTACCCAGTAATTGCTTAAAACTGCTTGCTTCACACGCATCGGCGCAAAGCAGGAGATGTTTACCCAGCACCCACAATTGTCCTGCTTGGCTGACGGGATCATCAGCAACTTCGGGGATAAGATCGTCTTCTTCGTTATTTTCGTTACTATCCATATTCTGATCTAGTGATGAAAGCAGCGCTTTTAATTCGTGCTCATCGAATCCAATCAGATCGAGGTTGTAATCAACATCGCGTAATTCGGCGAGTTCTTGTGCTAACAGGTTTTCATCCCAACCGGCCAATTCCGCCAGTTTGTTATCAGCAATGATGTAGGCTTGCTTTTGCGCAGAAGATAAATGATCTAACACTACCACCGGCACTTCAGTTAATCCCAGTTGCTTGGCTGCGGTTAAACGACCATGACCAGCGATGACCCCGTGTTTGCTATCCACTAAAATGGGATTGGTAAACCCGAATTCTAAAATACTTGCGGCGATCTGATCAATTTGTTCATCTGAGTGTGTTCTGGCGTTTTTTTTATATGGGGCTAATTCGCCAATCGCTTTCATCACAATCGCGTTCGCCATCGCAATAGGCGTGGCATTTATCTTGTTTGCTTTCATTACCTCAAATTCCTTCTTGTAAATGACTAAATGAGATCACTGCAAAAAGTGCCTTACTGGGCTTGGGTGCCATACTCATCTGCCAGTTCACACAATGCGTTTCTTAACGCATCAACCAATAGGGTTTTGATTACGATAATATCGGTTTTGCCAACCAACTGTGGGGCAAGCTGATCCGGTATATTCAAGATCCGATCGCGCGTGATCATGGCTACCGTAACCAGATCTGCATCTGCTTCTTCAACCGAGATCAGTTGGTCACTTTCTTTTTCAAACTGTAGTTTTGCCATCCGCGCGTTATACCCTTCGTGTACTGCACGGCTTTGCTGGTAGCTGACTTGTGCTGAAGATGAGCGACGTTTCTCATCCTCCGTATTTGGCAAGGGGGCTTTGCTATGTGCTGGATTAGAATTTGTTGCCCACTCTTGATCGGCCATGTCCGGATCGATTTTGCCGTTAGCCGTTTGTGATATGCGACCTGACTTGATTGCTTTTCTGATCGCCGCTTCACTCAGGCCACGGTGTCTAGCGTAGGCGCTTTTTGATATTTCCATTGTGTTAATCTCCGGTTTGATGTGTTGAATAAAAACGTGATCATCTTCAGCGTGCGTGAAGATACAGGGTTCTTGTTTTTGCCAGGAGCAAGGCACCTGGCTTTGGGTATGCGGCTTGGTTTGAGGTGCGAAAAAAGTGCGAAAAAAGTGATGAAAGTGCGAGACGGGTTCGAACATAACAAGCTGTTTTTCTAAATAAAACTGCTAAATCGAACCTCGCACCTTTGCTGAAGCTCTAACGCTAGCGAAGCACCGCGCTGCTCGTTACCCGGCCTGTAAATGTTCCCGGAAGTACCTTTTTTATAGGGCCGTTCAAGAAAATCAAGGTACGCATTCATCTCGCCAACACATCGCGCAACGTGCGATTGAACACCGCAGAGAACCGTTCAGCAACGGTCTGCTGTGTCGCTTCAATCATGTGTAACCGTTTTGGCACATCCGCTTTTTGTTTCAAGAAATATAAAATTTGAAAGCCACGTGCACTATCACGCTTTGCAATCACCTCTTGCCCGCTTTGCAAACGTGTGACAAATCCGCCATTGGCCAACACACCCGCCGGACTTGTTTTTGTAGTGCGACGTTTCACTTGGCTGATGTCGTGGTAAGCCGGAATGGCAAGTTGTCCGTGATGCGATTGTTTTGCGCCACCCGTTTGTTGCAATGCGGCAAAGGGCGCGCTGGTGTAAACCTGCGCCGTTAAGTTTTTCTTAGTTGCCGCTTTGATCCGAATCGAACTGGCAAACCCGCGTGATTTGCGGCGAAGCGTAAACGTTTGTGTGATTTGCTTGCGCACGTTTTTTTGTGCAAGTTGCGCGGTTCTTGTCAGCGAGAGCGCTAATGCAAACGGCAGTTGTTTTCCGGCCTGTGCGATTAAGTTTGTCGTGTTTTTTTGAAATTTTATATTAATCACTGGCATGAAATATCCTTGAAAAATAGGGCTAAAATAACGTTACTTGTCATTTGCGTGCACTCTCCCGAGCCTAGAAAAAATTGTAGCGAATTTTGCTTGAAATGTCCGGTGTTTTTTTTACCAAATGTGTTTAAATGTGTTTAAATGTGTTTGAGTGTGTTCGAGTGAGGTTTAGTGATATCATTTCCAGTCCATTTTTCCACCGTTCGTTAGCCGCTGATCGCTTAATTCCAAACTTGGCACAAATGTATTTCCAGCTAGCACGCTCTGCACGCAACCACAGCAAGCGTCTGTCTTCGATGTTAATTAAAAACCGTAACCAATTGCATGCCTCTTCCATGCGTTCAATTTTTTCAGGCGTTGGCAAGCATCGCTGTGATTTATTTTCCATCTGGTAACGTTCTCGCTCGCTGTAAAGCATTTCAGGCCAGTATGCTGCGTAGCCTTGCACTTTCACTGCGGGCAAACGTCTCATCGTGCGTGCGGCTTCTTCAAGGCGATCAGCAATCATCTGCTGCGTGTAAGATTCATCGTGTTTCATGATTTTACTCCATTTTCAATTTGCAGTTAATTTTACATGTTGGCTTTAAACGCAACCCTCGTTTAAACGCCCGCAGATCTCTTCTGACGCATTTTCTATTCCGGGGTGTCATCATTGCATAACTCAACACGTTTCACGCCTGAGAAGCCGTTATCTTGCGTTAACACAAAATCAAGTAATGCAAGCGCATCGGATTCGTTGTCATCCACCGGCGCAAATCCTTTCGCTGTTACCGCATCGATGACCATTTGCTTACTCGCATTGCCTTTGCCCGTGATGTGTTTCTTGATTGTTTGTACTGGCACGCCGAGGTAGGGAATGTGTTTGTCTTCACACCAAGCCGTTAAGTGTGCTAAAAAACCACCGTAAGCGTGCGCGGCATCAACACCAAGGTGTCGTCGCACTTCTTCAAAATAAATCCGTTCAATGCCGCCGGTCAGTTGCTGCAACTCTTCCAGCCATTGCCGAAAGCGTAAGTAACGCATCCCGCCCCCTTCAAAACGATTGGGTTTAAAACATTCCGAACCGCTTGTGATGTGATTATCGCTTAAGCAAATTGCCCAACCGGTTTGCGTTCCCAAGTCAAGTGTTAGGATACTTGATTTACCTGTGATCACTGCGTGTTGATTCATTGCGTTGCTCCTTGCGTAAAAGTGGCTAGGTCAATGCAGTGAGAGGATAAAAAAAAGATTAGCAGTTTCAGTTTGGAGGTAAACCGGTAATGGTAATATGTAGGGATTAAATCCCTATATATATTACCAGTTACTTTACAAACTAGAACAAATTCAAAATAACCATAGAAATCATAGGGTTGTATGCAGATTCGGTTTGATTGAGTAAACCAGAATCGAAAAACTGGCATTTTATCCCGATGGCTTGCTAACTGTTTGTATTCTCGAACTTTTTCTACATTTTTTTCTCTAAATAAGTTTGGTAGTTTAGTGCCAAACTGAGCGAAACTGCAGACGTTATGTGTATAATTCATAACCATATTAAGTTGGCAAGCGGTTTTTTTTGTTAGGCTATAAGCTAGGTGATTCATGCTCTGCCTCCTCTTCATGAACCCATACAAGCGGGTTTTCAACACCTAATACTGTCCCTGTTTCACGACATTTATAATGACTGGGGTATATGGCAAGTAATTGGGGTGAAATTTCCCCAGTAGTAGGATTGACTTTCCCTTCACCTGTACCGAAATACATATTTTCTACACACAGATAACCGTATTTACTACGAGCCGGATTCGACAGACCGTAATTATCTGCATTCTTAACAAATTTCAGGTACCCATGCGTTGCTAATACTTCTAGTCGGCTTCGGATACTATCTTTGCTACCAAGACTTAACTTGTTATGATTCTCAAAGGCTTCACAAAATTGATTCATGGTATACAGATGACCCATGCGTGCTTGTTCATGGATTAATTGAAGAATAATATCGTGCTTGCGTTTACGCTCTTTTTCATGTTGACTCGCGAGTTTTTTGCCAATTTGCCGTTTAGGTTTTGGATCAGATGTAAATTCTCTAAAGGCCCCTTCATCCCACAGCAAATGCAAATCTGAGCCATTAGCCGCATAGTTGGATTTCTTACGTGATAGCACACGTTCATTTGGCTCGGCATCTTCTTCAGTCGGGCGCGTCAAATACCAACGTGATCGCACTGTGTTGTTCCACGCGGTTGAGCCACCGGTGCCAGTTTTGCGTTGTATACCATTATCGGATGGATGGGCGCACAGTAGTACGGCACCGTTAATTCTACGCGCGATTTGCGCGCAAGCATTTTGCACGAACTGTCTGACTTGGGTGCGATTATTCTCGTTACCCCCAAATAAATCAGCAGCCGTATCGAGCACAACCAAATCAGGCGCAAAGTCCGCTACATGCTGTAATAATGTATCAAAAAATTGCGTTAGTTGGCCTGAGTCTTTACCGTCAAATGTCATGAGTAAATTGTTAAAACCAATACGCGAGACAAAGCGTATCGATGCTAAGTCTGTCATCGTAAGCTTTAGGCTTTTATTGATACTGTATTGGCGACGCCATAATTCATTTTCATCATCCTCACACAGTACGCCATAAACACGAAGTGATCGTGTTTCTAATCCCAGCCACGGTTTGCCGGTGGCAAGGCAGGTCATCAGTTGTTGAGCAAGCAGCGATTTACCGATACCACCATCACCGTATAGGGCGGTAACATAGCCGCGTGGTAACCAATCTTTAATCAGCCATTCACGTTGAGGTGGTTCGCCGTGCCAATGACAAGGTATGATTTCTTGGTAATTGTCTTGCGCTTTATCTTCGATGGCATAAGTTCGTATAAAATCATTGATATCAATTTTTTCATCAATCGCATCAGCCACATCCCATTTTTCAGGTTTATCATCTGGAACTTCAAGCCTTGCAATAGAAGCGGCAATTCCTTTCTCCGTTAGGTAGTGACTGACGGCGTCAGCGTAGTTACGTCCAGCGTCATCATTGTCTGGCCAAATTAACACATGCTTGCTTTTTAGCGGTAACCAATTGGTTTTATCGACAGGTGCATTAGCACCATTCATCGCGGTTGTAGCGGTAATGCCAGCGTCAATTAACGCTTGTGCACATTTTTCACCTTCAACTAATACAACGTGATCATCTTTTTTCATGCCAGGTTGATTGTACAGCGGGCGCGGGTTTGGCACTTTGTGTTTTGCTGCCTTTGGATCCCAAGGGCGAAACACCTTGCCTTTGTCGGTATCATAGCGATACATGCAAACAATGAGTTGACCGTCAGCATTGCAATAATCCCATTTCCCGGTATGTTTGCCGAGATTATCCATAGGCAGCTTTTTAGGTTGGGGATTATGTTTTGCTTGACTTGCAGCAGAGACTGTAGGTGTTGCATTAAGATGCTCTGCTAACGAGCGTGCGACCTTGGGAAATGATTTATCATTTTGTGCTAACCCATTCGCACCTGCCCACAGTGCCAAGATATCACCTCCCTCATCGCTTGCAAAATCCTTCCAAAAACCGGCTTTATTGCCTTCCAATTCAACAACCAGACTTTTACCCGGCTTACCCTCAAGGTTGCCAATGGTAAATTGATGTTTATTTCTTTTTCCCTGCGGAAATAGATATTGCAAAATATCAGGTAGTCGACTCAGCGCATTGTGCTTGAGATCATTGATATCAATTTCTTGATGCAGAAGATCTGCTTGTGGTGCTGCTGTATTAAAATCAAGATAATTACGCGTTATCAAACTCTCCGTTAGATTGTCTGTGCTTTGTGTCAAGCAGTCATCGATTAAGCTTGTGTGCTTTTGTGTTACGGTATCCATAGCATTTTCCTCTTTGGTTGTTAAAAATAAGTTGATGATAAAATTGTTTTCCTGTTTTTAGTTACGATGAATCGTAAAAATCATATGACTCGCTCATGACGTTCAATCTCCTTTTGTTGATGAATTAAATTTCTGACAACGATTTGTCCAAGAACAAAATCGACACGCGAAATAGCTGGGATCGGTTGAAATAGGGGGTAATAATTCGCCTGCTTCGGTAGCACGTAATATCATCACGGCTTTGTCACTGACTTTTTGTGCCAATGCTGAATCGAAAGGCATTAGCTCGTGATAAAGCTCTGCGGTATTTTTATTGATGGCGGTAAAGAGAGCCGGATGTTGGCTGATACCGGTGATGCTGCTTTCCATATAGGCTTGATAAACTGCGATTTGTGCGGCATAAATAGGTTTTGATAGGGTTAAACCTTTTTTAACCGTGTCGCGCCAAGACTTATCATTTAAGGACTTGCACTCCCAAAGCAGGGGGAAACCGGTTAACCCCAGTGAGGTGGGCGCATCCGTGATAATGCCATCGACATGCCCTTGAAGTTGCCCATTAACGGCTGAGAAGCCGTATTGCGAGCCGTCGGGTTTCTCGGTTTGCAACGTAAAGCCTGCAAGCCGTAGCCACTCAATGGCGAGTGTTTCAAAGACGTGACCTGCTTCAAAGATGCGAAGTATTTTGCCATTGAAGTCTCTATCTTTATCTTTGGGTGTCTGCGTATATTCAAATTGCAATGCGCGAGAGCAAGCGACGCCTAGTCGTGAAGCGCCCAGGTAATTACGGGGTATTTGTTCGTTTTGCTTTTCAGTCAGTACGCTATCAATTAACGTATTAAGTTTGTCTTGAAAAGGGTTTGTTTTATTGAAATCTAACATTAGAAGGGTAACTCCTTATTTTGTGTGTAGGTTTGTTCATCTTGCATCACGGCTTGATAAGTCGTGATAACAGTCTCAACCAGGGTTTGGATTTCTTTAACCGTGTAATGGGCTAATGGTTTTTCCATTCCAATCTGGGCAACATAGTCACCAAGCGGTTTTAGTACGTGCGCCATGGCTTCTTGTTCAAATGGCGTTAAATCAATCATGTTTCCCTCCTTATTTTTTAATTGATTACTGAAAATATGCATACATTGCATCGAACAAAATGCCTTGGCCTCTCTAATACGCCTCAAATCGCTATAGTGATAACCTGACGCAAACGCACAAAAGCCACGGGCTTGGCGATAACAAACGGTGCAGCGTTTCATAGAAAAACATCCTGTTGTTCTGAATGGCTTAATTGGTCTTTATGAAACAACACAGATTGAATAGATTTTTTGTTGAATTTGAAGCGTAAAAGACAAGTCGCATGATATTTGTTGATATTCAAATCCATTCGATAATGCACAGGTAACAGTGCTAATTGTTTGACGGTTGCTGCTTCATTGAGCCACCGTTTAGATTTATGTGCACTTTCATCAGACTCGTTTTGGTTTAAGAAATCATCAGCCACCGCTAAACAATTGATACGATCACCTTGCGCTAGTAATTGAATGTGGCGATCAGATTCTTTAATGCCGATGGCATACCAATGCCCATTCAAATAGAACATCCCTGCACAGGCATTAAACCCACAGGCCATCAAAGAGGCGTCATCATCGTATAAATCACACCAGCGAAACGAGGAGCGTTTCAGCAAATCAATCTCTGACATGACAAAGTCAGATAAGTGTTCTTTTTCATCGTCTTTATCGGCAATTTCAAAGATATGATCGCAGAAGGGACACAACCGTAACGCTGCCGGTAGAAACGCATCACAGTCAGGACATTGTTTATTAGGCGGCGAATTGTCCTCGCTGGGTTTTGGTTTAATGTCTAAGTTGGTTTTCATCTCAAGACAACCGTGCATCAAACTTGAGGTGCCAAAATCCAGCACAATACAATCGTCTTTTAAGACATCAGGATATTTATTAGGGTCAACGACACGCAAGCCACGGCCTATCATTTGAATTAGGGTTGACTTGTAAGAGCTGGGGCGTAACAAGACGACACACGAGGTCGGTTGAAAGTCCCAGCCTTCGGTAAGGACGGCGACATTCACAATAACATTGGTATTGCCTTGTTCAAAGTCAGCTAACGCCTGTTTGCGCTCACACGTTGACATAGTGCCGCACACTAAGGTTGCTTTGATATCTTGCTGTATAAAACTGCTTTGTACAGATTTAGCATGCGCTAATGTCGAGCAAAAGATAACAGTTTTGCGTTTGCCTGCTTTAGCGATCCAGTGCTTAATCACCGCATCATTGACAGGTGAAGTATCCATAATGGCTTCAACGGCGGCCATATCATAATCACTGGCGACCTTACGAACTTTCTTCAGTTCTTTCTGAACACCCACATCAATGACAAAGGTACGAGGTTTAACTAAATGACCCGTGGCAATTAACTCTCGAATATCAATTTGATCTGCCAGATTTGTGAAAACTTCGCGTAATCCTTTTTTATCACCCCGATTGGGTGTTGCTGTAACACCGTAAATAAAGGCGTCAGGATTGGTGTGTCTGACTTGCTCAATAATACGTTGATAGCTTTTTGCCACCACATGATGCGCTTCATCAATGACAAGCAAATCAATGGGGGGTAACTGTTTTAAGTGCTTTTCACGACAGAGTGTTTGCACCATCGAAAAAATGGCTTGACCTGAGACATCTTTTGTATGTCTGTCAAAGACGGATGTCTTAAGTTTAGGATTGACAGTTAAGAAAGTGCGCTGGTTCTGAGCGGTTAACTCATCGCGATGTGCCAGAATCAGCGCACGTCCTTTCCCTTTTTTTATCAATTGACCTGCGACCTCGGAAAACATCACGGTTTTACCCGCCCCCGTTGGGGCAACGGCTAAGGTGTTGTGATGCTCTCTCAACGCGGCAATGCTGCGTTCAACAAACGTTTTTTGTCTAGGTCGCAATCGCATATTAAGCTCCTTCTGGTTGCGCCCATTTCGGACGGTTAGGCGGCACCAAAGGCCCTGTGCTCTGGCTGTTGGTTACCGGTGCGCCCTGGTTTTGCGTTGGTGCTGTTGCCACTGGTGGCGCACTTGTTGTTGCTCCCATCGCCATAGGTTGCTGTGCCAAATAAGCTGCATACGTTTGATAATCCGCATTATCAGGGGTTAACGCATAAGCAATTTGATTGCGCATATTGCCTTGAGTATCTTTTTTCGCCGTGATTTTAGCGACAAAGCAAATGAGATCTAACTCACTTAACTGTTGAATACGCCGTTTTTGCTGAGCTTGCGGGGAATCATCTTTGTCTGATAAGCCGTAAGCTGAATTTAAAAGGCCACGAATAAACGAGCGCCCCATGTTCTGCCATGTCGGCCCTTTTGGGCTGTGCAAACCAATTAAGTTCCAGAGTTTGCGTTTGGCAAATTCACCGGCTAAAATGACAAATTCGCAATCTAAGTAAATAGAGCCGGTCTCCTGATTTTGTTTGGCATAACCGCCTGTCCAATTTTGGGTGGGATCATCATAACCACCGGGTTTAATGCGCATGCAAACCGGGGCAACGGTGTCTGCGGGGATCAATTCAAATTGTTGTTGGCTGTCTGCGCTGTTAAAGTCATTCCAGGCTTGAGGTTGGTTTGGATTGCTCATGATAAGTCTCCTGTTTCTGGTTGAGGTTGTTTAAGGGTTGAGTACTGAAGTTGTGTATTGAGTTCAGGTGCTTTTTGCTTGATTTTTTCCATCAAACGGCCTAAGTGCGGCTCTTCGATGCAATCTAATCGACGTGAGCGGTCTTTAG